CAAGTTAGAGTTACCTTTTATGGTAACCAATACAACTCAAGATGCTTTTATAAAAAATATAAGAGAAAACTTTAATGAGCAAGATGTTTATATTCATTTATATAGAGCAAGTTCAAGTGATTATAGTTCAGTAGCTCCATTATGGAGTGGTTTTGTGCTTATGGATTTAAGTGCATCACCAGATTTGTTTTATCCTTATCCAGTAACATTAACTGCGGTTGATGGTTTATCATTACTGAAAGAAATTGATTTTGCTAAATCTGGAACAGCTGGAAGTTATGTTGGCTCTGATTTATATACAACAACAAGCCGATTTACATATTGGATAAAAGAAATATTACTAAAATCTGGAGCTTCTACAACAGATGATGGGTCAACTCAAGATTATAAATTCACTACTGCGATAAATTGGTTTAATAGTGTTATGCCAACAATAACACAATCAACTGATCCATTTTTTCAAACTAAGTGTGCAACTAAGATGTTTTTCAGTAAAGATGCAAATGAGAACTTTACTGTTGTAAATTGTTATGATGTACTAAAAAACTTGTTAAAGCATTGGGGGGCAAGAATTATATATTGGAAACATATTTATTATATAGTACAAATACAAGAATATAATACAGCTGAATCTGGAACATATGCAAATCCTGATAACATAGATACAAGAACATATACAAAAACTGGAGCTTTTGATAGTTCATCTGACAATTTAGGTGATTCTTATTGGACAAGATATAATTTGTTAATTGATGACGTAACTGGAGCAATACAAAAATTAGCTGGTAGTCAATTCAACTACTTACCGCAATTAAAAAGAACTCAAGCTAAATTTATTGATTATGGAAACAAAAATTATTTTGGTGGATTGCCTTATGACTTAACTACTGGACAAACAGATGTAATATATCAAGATACAATTAGTGATGTTTCTGTTGATGGCAGTATGCTTTTAATTATACCATTAGATGTGACAATGAATGTTGCTTATACTGGAACATTAGCAATGTCATTAACATTTAGAATGTATATAACTGATGGTTCAACAACATATTATTTAAGACATGATCCGTCTAATACTCCTAAATATTACTGGGAAAATGCAACAACAGCAAATTTAAATAGTAAAATAACTGTATGGAGGTCAAGTTTAGATAACATTGTAGGAACACAAACTAAGGTAGGTTTTAATGAGCAAATAGAATTTAAAGATGTAAGTGGCTCAGCTTTAACTTTAACTGGTGACTGGGATATTTTTACAGACATTGATAATTGGGGGACTAATAGCGGGAGTTTTAAATTTGTTTATGCAGTAAATGGATTATTTAATTTACAAGTTTTATATGCTCCTTCAGCATCTACTATATACTGGACAAATACATTAAATCCAAATTATCAAACTCCATTAAATCCAACAGTCATTGGACAAACAACAACAAATACATTAAATCCAAATCAAAGTATAGTTGATTTTACTCCATCATTTAATATAAATCCATTTGATGGTAAACTGCTTATTGTTAATGCTAATTCCTCTGGAGCTTTATATGGTAGTTTTGTTTCAGTAAGTCCAAATCCAATAACTAAAGATTCTGAAATAGTAGATTTTGGTGATTTAATTTGGGGCGATACATTACTGGCAAGTTCTGAAGGTTGTTTAAAAGTTTGGAATGGTAGTTCATTTGTTAAATCAAATGTTGTAGGAACATGGGGGTTAGGCTCAACAAGTGGGAATAATAGTTTTACTGAAATGCTATTGTCTGAATATCTTTTTGGACAAACTAAAGTAATTGAAAGCCCATCAATGAGGCTTGTAATTGGTGAAACAAATAAGAATCAAAATGATGGTAGTGGCTCAAGACCTAACTATATTAATCCAATTGGTAGATTAAAAGGTTATAGTGCAACTGGAACTACTCCATATTATATATTTAAAAGCGGCTCATTTCATTTATTAAAAGATGAGGTTGATTATCAAGGTTATCAAATTATAAGAGATACACAATCAATAACAAAAACTGATGACATAATAATTGGTCCAGATATATTACAAGATAAAACAAGTAAAATTGGACAAAAAACTCCGCAAACAAATACATTAGTTAACAAGCTAACACAAAATAGTTATATCACAACTGTTTCAGCAATTAAAAGTGCTTTTGGAAATGATGTTGCTGTAAATGGAATATTTGCAACTGATACTGGTTGGACAAAAGGAACTGGCTGGAGTATATCAAGCAACAAAGCATCTTTTTCACCAACTGGCTCAACAAGCGATATTAAACAAGATACTTTAACAAATGCTTTAACATATAAAATAATTGTAACATTAACATTAAGTGCTGGTGGATTATCTGTTAAAGCGGGTAGTTCTGGAAACTCAACTGTTTTAAGTGCATCTGGAACTTATGAAGTTTTTTCAACTTGTGCTGGATCAACTGATGTAATATTTGAGGCAAGTGCAGCTTTTGAAGGTTATATAGAAAAAGTAGTTGTACAACAACAAGTGCCAGTTACAAGCATAAATATAAATGCTATTGGAACATCTGTATTTAAAACAAATGATGTATTAAATGTTGCAGATGTTGATGGTGATGAAGTTAATGAGTTTACTGTAAGTGCAAATCAAGGGGCTAGTGATACAAGTATTTCAGTAACAAGTAAATTAATTAATGAGGATATATTAGAAGGATCAATAATATTAGTAAATCAAAATGATTTAGCTGCACAATACCAAAACAAAACAAAAGGAACAGTTGGTGGCTTTGATATTACAGCAACAAGTATTGATTCTGGTAGTGTTGCAATTAGTAGTTATATAGATGACGATAGTTTTGGAACTGCAAGTGCTACAAGTTTAGCAACAAGTGAAAGCATAAAGGCTTATGTTGATACTCAAGTTGGAACTGCCGATACGCTTCAGGAAGTGACGAATCTAGGAAATACAACGACTAACAGTATAATGATTGGTAGTTCATCAAGTCCAGCACAACTGTTACACATTGATAATCCAACTGGAGCAAGTAGTATTTTGTTAGAAGGAGCTGGTGGTTGGTATAGTCAAATTTTATTTAGAACAAATCCAGCTTCAGCACAAGGTTGGTTTTTATATGATTATTCTGCAAATGTTATGACGTTTGGGACTAACGCCTCAGAAAAAATGCGTTTAGATAGTTCTGGAAGATTATTAATAAATGCAACATCAACAGCTTTTAGTGATAAATTATATATTAATGGTGATGCATATTTAACTGGTGGTTGGAGGGTCGGAAGTGCTGCAACTTTTGTTGGTAAAATGTTTAATAGTTCTGGTAAACTTACTATACAATCTGACAGCAATAGAGATTTACAGTTTGGTGATAGTAACAATCCAAATATTATGTATATTGATACATCAACACAAAAAATTGGATTTGGAACAGTTACTCCCACAGAAAAGATTCATGTTGTTGGTGATGCATTAATAACTGGTGATAGTCATGCTGATGCTTTCAAACCAGCTGCAACTGGTGAGCCAATTAAATTTAAAAACTTTGGTAGTACAGAACTTGCAAGAATTACTAATAACGGAAATCTACTTCTTGGAACAACAACGACCTATTATTTTGGAACATTGTTAGGTGTTGGTGATACAAGTGACAGCCAAAATGGCTTACAAATAACTACATCCACAACTGGAAATGGATATATTTTATTTGGTGATGGTACTGGTGCTGATGCATATAGAGGAGAAATTAGATATGCTCATTCTACTGATACTATAATGATAAAAGCTGGTGGTACTAATATTTTAAATTTAACTGGAACAACTGCAACATTTAATGGTCAAGTAACAGCTTCACAATATTCAGTTGGAGATTCAAATGCTTTTGTTTATAGAGATAGTAATAGTTTAACTTTATTAACTTATGCTGGTTATCCTATAACAATAAAACCTAGTAATTCAGAATCAACAAGATTTTTAGCAAATGGAAACGTACTCATTGGAACAACAACAGATGATGGCTCTAATAAGCTACAAGTTAACGGAGGCATTAGAGTGACTAATAATTATATTGATGTAAACTCTGACGGATTTGGTTATAGATTTGGGGCTGGTGATTGCGAAATTGTTCATAGTGTTTATGATATGATTTTTAAAAACTGGAATGGCAGTAGTCTAGTAGAAAATATGAGGTTAAAATCTGGCGGTAACGTACTCATTGGAACAACAACTGATTCTGGAGCTAAATTAAATGTTCAAGGTAGTTTACAAGTCGGAGTTGATGATACTGGTTATGATGTTACATTCTATGGTGATACTAGTGGAAGATATATGCTTTGGGACGCTAGTGATGATTCTTTACAGCTTGCTGATAACACAGTTTTAAAAATTGGTACTGGTCTTGATTTAAAATTAAAACATGACGGTTCTAATAGTTTTATTGACAATTCAACAGGCAATATAAATATAAGACAATTTACAGATAACGGAGACATTAGAGTTTACAATGATGATGGTAGTGGCGGTACAACAGAATATTTTAGAGTAGATGGAGGGCAAGAAAAAGTATTGTTTTATAAAAACTCAGAACATCAAGATAACGTTAAAGCTGAGTTTGGTAACAGTGGTGATTTAGACATATATCATGATGCTAGTGATAGTTACATATTAAATTCTACTGGAGATTTGTTTATAAGAAATAATGCAAATGATAAAGATATTGTTTTTGTTAGTGATGACGGAAGTGGAGGCAACGCTACTTATATTACTATTGATGGTAGTCAAGAAACTATAAATTTTGAAAAAACAGTTTTAATTGGAACAACAACAAATACTGGAGCATATAAAATAGATGTTGCTGGTAAGCAAAGAGTACAAGATACTTTAGAACTTGATGATGTTTTAATGTTAAATGCAATTTCAACACCAAGCGACCCAGCAGCGGGAAAATCTGTTATTTACATGGATTCATCTGATGGGGGTATAAAATGTAAAATTAATGTGGGAGGCACAGTTGTAACAAGAACAATTGCCTCTTTTGAATAAATAAATAAAAAAATGATAACATATAAATGGATAATAATTTCAATGGATTGTTTAATAAAAGAAACTGTTGAAGGAATAGAGCTTAAAAATGTGGTTAACATAGTACATTGGAGACGTTCAGCATCTGAAGGAATTAAAGGTGAAGAAAATTATTACTATGCCGATATTTATGGGTCAATGCGTTTGACATCACTAGACCCTAATGATTTTGTACTTTATGAAAATCTAACTGAAGCTAAAGTTGAGGAATGGTTAAATGAAATGGAGGACCCATCTCTAGCTAAAATAGACGCACAATTAGCTGCAAACATTGAACTGCAAAAGAATCCAGTTGAGGAAACTTTGCCTTTACCTTGGGTATCATGAAAAACGAAGTGAAAGATACAATAGAAATTTTGGCTGCAAATGGAACAGCTATTGGTATTAGTTTAACAGAGTGCAATGAAATACTTACTTTTATTTCCTTAATTTTAGCAATTAGTATTTCTTTTTATAAGTTATACTATTGGGCTTTTAAAAAATAAATTATGAATGAAATTTTACAGTTAATAGAAGGATATGGATTGCCTTTAGTATTGTTATTGGGGGCTTTGTATGCTTTATATAGATTTTTAGTTTTTAGCTTATATGAGGTAAAAAACCAATTTTCTAGGCATCATGAAAAAGCTGCTGAAAACATTGAAGAAATGAAAAAGAAAATAGATATTATTTTAGAATATATAAGAAAAAAATAATGAGCATATTTAGTAAAATATTTTCTAATGGAGCAAAAGAATTAGTTAAAGAGGTTGGTGGTGTAGTTGATAACCTAACAACAACAAAAGAAGAAAAGCTAGAGGCTAAAAAA